CCAGGATTAAATCCATTACTAGTTTGCTCTGAACTTTCTCTCAAAAAACTCTCAACTTCTCCTGGATTAAGCATAATAGATTTATTTGTTACATCAATAACACCATCATTTAAAAATGTAGAGAACTCAGCTCTACTGGGAGCAGACGAACTACCATCTATAGTCAGTCCTGTTATTCCCATTACTTGTTCTTGAAAATCTGCCATCTTCTTCCTTATTTAATACTACCCCCAGCTAAGCCAGGGGTAGAATTGTTTTAACTAACTAACACTATGCAAATGTAATTGCACCACTCGTATGGATTTTACCATCGGGTGTTATCACATTCAAATAGTTTGTCAATGAACCGCCTGATGCATCTGTAATTACAACATCAACATCACCATCAGCTTCACTAGTTAACCATAACATGTTAATAGTATCAGCATCAACTGATACTTGAGTCAATCCATCAGTTCCTGATGTTACAGTTAAACCAGATGAACTTGCAGCTGTCTGACCTGCACTATCTGCTGAGAGATAAGCGCGTAGACATCTAGCTGAAGTCATATCAGCACCAGCCGCGTCCTTGAATTGACAAGCAACTGTAATAGCCTCAGTGCTTTCACTACCTACAGTAAATGATACAGATGCTACCATATCATCATTGAAGTTAAGCTCAGCAGCTGTTGCAGTCAAGTCACTAAGAACACCGAAATCAGTTTCTGATATCGTTGCTAATTCAGTAACCTCTGAGTTAGTTATTTCTGCGTTAGGGTTTCCCGCTAACCAGTATTTACCTGTTCCCATAAGTTACCTCCTTATATTGCAATTGGATCAGCACCGAACCATCTAACATATACTCCAACTTGTGGAGAACCTGTCATGGTACTTAGATCTTCTTTTGCACATACGTGTAGGTAAGTTATAGCAGTACTTCGCTGAACTTGAGCTAAAGTGCCCATGTGTATAACAGATCCAAGCGCACCAGCACTAGAACAATCACAATCGTTATCTGGTAAAGATACATTGCCTGAAACATCTTCACCTACAATTTCAGTACCAGCAGAAGCTGCATCATCTGCAATTGCAGCAGAGTGCACTTCAAGAGCAACATCACCATGAGCTGAAGTAGCTAACTTAGTTGCTATTAAAGCTGCTTCCATAATCTGAGCTTGAGCAGGTATTAAGATACTTAGTGAACCTACTACATCATTATCATCACCTGTAGCGATATCAATAACTTCATAGTGCTCATGCATCCCAAATCCATTTCCATTCAACGTAGACTTGTCATCAATTGCATTGTCTGCTTTGTTTTGTCCATATAAAGGATTAGCCATTGTTAAACCTCCTTACGTCCACAGAGCGTGTGTCTCAGGACAGCACCACTCCATACCAGCTTCAGTTAGAATTTGATCTACTCTACGATCGACCCCAGAGTTCTCTAAAGTTTGAACTCCTACGTAGACTGAAGTGTCTCTGTTTAAACCATTACCAACTAATGGTCTGTAAGCACAGTATTTCATATTAATACCAAGCATCTTAACATTGGTACCATCAAGGTGGATATTTCTAGCCACATTCATGTCACCATATATTGTAGATATAGTAGTAATATCAATACCAAATACTTTCTTCTTTCCACTTATAGAGAAATCAGCTCTATAATTTGCTGACTTTTCTAAGTTGTTTCTGAAGTAACCATCTAGTTTATGCAACCAGTTATATACTGCAGTATTGCAGAAGAATACTGTTGCATTCGCATTATTGTATCTAGGATCTAACATAGCTGATAAATCATCTAGGAAGTCATCTTGCGTTTTAGTTGCAAGACTCATACTAAATGCATTACCGTATGTTGATATAAATTCAACAGCGCCCTGTGTAGTATTTACACTACCAGTTGATGCTTGTGATCCGAATAGTAAAGACTGCTCAATATCCCATTTATGTTCAATTAGCTTTTCTTTCCATATTCTTGCCCACTCATTTCCTTCATACTTAAGTACAGTGGCTCTGTCTGTGTTATTCATAACAGCAGCAGTTTTCCATATCTGTGTCTGTCCGTGTGAAGTACTGAATGGCTGGTCTTCCCAAGTTTCTGGGTAACCAGTACCAGCACCATGAGCAGTACCTACAACATAACATCTGAATGGCTCAAGGTCTTCTTGAGACGGGGATGCTATGCCGCTACCTATTACATCATCACCATCAGGCATTCTAAATACTGCTGCTACGCCTTTGACGCAAGTAGCATTTACAATTGCATGATTAGCTTGACTGTTAAGATCCACTGAATTAACTTTCCATAATGAGTAACCATCCATTGTAGATGCAGTAAATGCAGCACCTGTAGGAGCTTTATTAATCTTAATTATCTGTCCTGGTACAAAGAACTTTGGTTGAGTTCCTGTTACACCATCGTAATAATCACAATCTTGCCCTTTGATGTTTACTAAGTTACCTTCAAAGTTATAATCAGTGAAGAATGCAAAAGAATATATGCTTGAGTCAGCTGTAGCTGCTGCACTTGTATCCGCATTATCTGGATTAGTTGCAGGTGTTGCTCCACCTGATTCACTATACTCAGCCATATAAGCATATCTCTTTGAGTAAGATGAACGTCTTTCAGTAAATTTGAAAGTTGGATCATCAGTTGGTTTTTTTGAAACCATGCTCACGAATCTAAAAAAGGGATCCTGTGCTAGTGCTAATTCAGTTACCCTATTACCGAAGTTATACTTCCGTCTCAGGGCACCCGTATTAATACCAGACTGGGTCCCAGTTAGCGAGCTATGGTCTTGATCTGAATAGAGGGAATTTCCCACTATCGATGTACTATCTGCCATAGTCTATCTCCTTAACTATTAATTAAGTTCGAATAGACTTTAAATTTATTTTAAATGTTATCTATCCAAACAAGTTATCAACGCCACCGTCAAGATCTAATAACCCATCAAATATATCACCATCTGGGTCATTCTTATCGCCTTGAGAGTTAGCTCCACTGGCACTTGTTGGCATATCACGAACATTCTTCATCTGATTAAGCATATCAGCTCTTGTAGCATTAGCCGTATTTGTTGCTACCTTATCTCTATTGATAAGATAGTTCACATCCTCTAAAGTGAGGATATGGTCTTTAGCTTGGCTTACAAAATTTGCATACTCTTCATCTGACATATTATGCTTTTCTCTAAATTCTTGCTCTTCTTTTTTCTTAGAAACTTCAGCTCTATAAGCTTCAGCATTCTGTTTTTCGGTTCGAACAATAGAAGAAACTCTATTTTGAACTAACCCATCAACATGAGCATTCATTAGTTTAGCACTATCAGAATCTGGTTCAGACATGGCTTCATTAGCATCAAATATAAAATCATCATCAAGTTTTAATTGTTCTTTTATAGTTTTTGCAGGTGCTCCACCATTTACTAAATATTCCCTGACATGACTTACAAGGCCACTATCATTTTTCATAGCTTCAAGAACAGGTACGAATGGAGTTAACTCATCCATCTGTTCCTTTAGCTTAACGGCTTCACGACTACTATCTTTGTAGCGTTTTTGCCAGTCCGTACCGTCATTCGACTGTTCCGCATTGTTGGAGCCACTTTCAGGTTGCATTTGGGTTTCCTCAGGCTCATAAGCCATATCGGGGCCAACATCCTCGTGGGTTGCCTCATTTGGATCTACTATTCCGCCATTCACATCATTTTCTAAAGCATCAAAAAATCCTTCAGAGCCTGAATCTGATTGTGGGACTGAATCAAAAGACTCTTCAGTCATACCAATCTCAGGGTTACCTTTGGTTGTTTCTTCTTTAGACATAACATCTCCTTTTAGTTGTTATTCATCAACGTAGTTTACTCAGAAGTTCCCTTCTTTTGCAAATCATTTTTTATTTTCTCCGCTTGTACGGCTAACTTTTGTGATTGAGTACTAGCATTATTAGCCATAACATTACGTAATAATTTCTGTTCTCCTTCAGTCTGTACATACTCTTTATTCATGCTAGATTTAACTTCTTCTTTCTTCTTATTAATCTCAACATCAGCTTGCATAACCTTTTGTTTAATACCAGCCTGAACTAATTGTCTCTCTAGAGTTTCAATAGTACCTTCCTTATCTTTTAGAGCTTCTTGCATTTGACTAACTTGTCCTTGTAACTGAGAGTACAAACTCTTTCTCTTCATAATATTTTCTTTATTCTTAATATCAGTCTCTGCAAGTAGTGCTATATCATCTATAACTCCCATCTGCATTAACTGTTTCAATTCTTCTAAATATGCCCATCTATTTACAGGTAAAGTAGAACCAGATATAATTTTAACATCATATTTAATTGCTGAGATATCCATTGATTTACCTATAGCTTGTCCCATATCATTATAAATAGGAATATTAATTTCAACTTCTCTCTGCTCTTGTATTGCAGATGGTTGAATAATTCTAAATCTTTTATTAGCTGTATATACAGATTGGGCAAATTGTAGTACTACAGCCCCCATTTGCTTTAGAGCTGGTTCAATAGATGTATTCATCCATTGCTTAATTCTTCTTGTTCCATATTCATCTAAAGCCAACATACCTCTATATGTCTCTGTAGATCCAGCAGAATCCCCCATCATTGAACTATAAATACCTGCAAGATATTCCATATCACTCTTACCTTCTTGAACTATCTGAAAAAATGCACTAGATAGTGGAGCTGGCATTACAGGTGTAGGTCTTTCAACTCCAGGTCTAATAGGAAGCAACGCTCCTGGACTAGATGAATATTTCTCCCAAGTTTCAGCGTCAATACTTCCTTCTTCATACATCCATCTTAATGATGAACCTAATGAAGCATTATGTACCATAATCTGATGAGCTTTATTTATTTCTTGTTGTTTACCAATAAGTGGAGCAACAGCACTAATTGGATATGGTGTACCTGTCCACTTATAATGAAATGGTATTAATGGATAATCTTTTACGGTAGCTGGTAATATTCTTTCATATAATATCTTATCTCCAACTGCTACAATTTGCTTCATTCTAACATCGTAAAATTGTACTTGGTCTACAATATTATTAGCAATTTCTTTATTTTCCATTAAGATTTTAAATTCTTTTTCAGATACAATTACATTCTCTATCTTAGAAGCTTCATTCTGTAATTGACTAATTGTTTGTTGCTCAAAAGTTTGTAGTTGTTGCTGCATCATTTTCTGTTCTTTTTGCAATTCAATCTGCATTCTTTCAGGAATCATCTTCCCTTCTTGAACAGCTTGCTGTAATTGTTGTTGTGTTTCAAGGAACTTCACTTCCATCTCTGCTTGCATTTCCTGCATAGCAACTTGAGCTTGTTCCTTTATCTGCTGAATAACTTCTGGACTAGGAGGAATTCTATAAAACACATTCATAAATGAAACTTTTATTTTCTCATATATTTCAAAGTATTCAGTTAGCTCATCCTGTTCTCCTTCAGCATCAATAGCCATATTAGCTTGTTCAGTAGGATCATTAAAGGCAAATAATTTTTGTTCCTTATCCCCTAATGCTCTAGCAGACCAAGATCGCTGTGATTGTTCATCGCTACTAGCTTGTGAAATTTTCCTCTTCTGGTCAGGGAATATTTTAGTTAAATGATTCTTTGGAAGCACTTTTCTTATTAAGATAAAAGCAGCATCCTTAAATAACATATCTCTAGATTTAGGATCTATATAAATATCAAAAGGTTCAGGTTGTGTAATTACTACCTCTCCCATACCATTATCCATATCTCTATCTACAGAAATAAGTAAATATCCTAATCCTTTAGTGACGGCATCATTAACAGCATTCCCATACAAAGTATTGCCATCTGACAATCCCCATATATAATCACATAAATCTGAAAGAACAGCTGCTACATCTATATCACTACCTTCAGTTCCTACAGCTTGCCATCTAGGATTATTAGCAGTTGCATAGAAATTTAACATCTCAACTACAGGAAGAATTCTATTAATAACAAATGTTGGCATCCCCTGTTCTTCTAAGGAATTTTTTTCATCTTGACTTAACTGCTCATCATGAGCAAAGTCATAACCTTTCTGATTTACATACTCCCATTGCTTTCTAGTCCAAGTATTAGATAGATTATATAATTGCCTTATTTGATCTGCTTTCTTTTTCTTAGGCATCATTTGTCCAATCTGATTTAGCTAATTCTATTAATATTTCACTATGAGTATATGTTGTCATTCCATCAAAACAAGAAGGTGTATCACCATCCCATTTTAATATTGCCTTAGTACCATCTAAAGTCTTTCTTAGTGTTCCAGCAGATGTTTGGATTGCATTCATACATAAATTATCTAACTGCTCATCATCGTAATCTGCAAGAGTAATTATCACCCATTTTCTATTTTCAAAAGCCATTATGGTGTATCTCCTGTAAAATCTTCAGCAGCCATATTAATACAAATACCTGAATTTCCACCAACTAATCTAACTGAAACATTATCAACTGATAATACAGTGCCGTCAGCAGGCTCAATATCTACAAAAGTACCTGTAGCCATTAAATATTCTGAATAACTACCTACAGCACTTCTGGTTGCTCCTACTCCTGTGCCTGTATCTCCTAAATCTACATGCACACTACCACTTGTAAAAGCAGTTATATCAAAAGAAACCTTATATATTTTTCCAACTACCCCCACACCAGATTGTCTAGATTGCACTGTATCATCACTACCATCATCAGTATGATTTATAGTACCTCCTGCTATAGCCCAATTATTAGATGTTCCACTTGATACAGTCCAATTACTATCAGTATCAAATCCACCATTTGTAATAAGCTCTGCCCCTAAAGTAGGATTTGTTTCATCGCCTATATGTTCAAATGCAGAATTTCTATCATCTAAACTACCATCACCCATTCTCCACCAACCTTTTAAATTAGCTGATGCAACACCTTCTTTATTATTATATGATTCTCTACTATTATAAATAGTTTTAATTTGTCCATCTGTCAACATAATATCATACCAAGCAAACTCACTTATATTTCCAACAAAATGATTAGTTCCATCTACATCAGCTCCTATACAAAGATTAGTGCTATAAGCTGTAACACTACCAGAGCTAACTGTGGCTGGGTCAGTACTAACAGATTGTTCTATTCCATCAATATAAAGTTTACAAGCTGTAATATCAGAATGGTCATTCACAACAACCCATTGATGCCATTGTCCATCATCTTGTGCAGATGTATCATCCCAATATCTATAGTTAGAACCACCTCGAAACCATAATGGGTTACTATTATTATAATTTAAATGAAAAGCTCCTCTGTTTTGACTCCCATGACCAAAAACACCCCTATTTTTACCTGTTATATTAGATTTCATCCACCATACATAAGTCGCATCAGCAGCAGTATCGTCTCCTGCTGTTAATACAGAATCATCAGAACCATCAAAAGATAATGAATGTTCATCCC